AGGGTTTACGGTTGTGTTTGTGATCTGAACAATTCTACCAGATCCTAAACTTTCACCTGCAAGGAAACGAGGTGTAGAACTTGTTGTAGAAGATGCAGAAGTGTTTACATATCTAACGTAAAGTGTTACTGGATCTCCTGCAATTGCTGCGACCCTTTGAAGAACTTCTGCTTTGATACCAGATGTTGCACCAGTAATAATAGATCCTACGTTTGCATTTGTGGATGAAGAAGTCGCATCTAATTTTACAAATTCATAATTAGTGTCAATCGTTAAACCGCCTGGTTTGACCGCCGCACCTTCTTTAAATATATTGTTACCAAATCGTTCAATCTGTTTTTGAATGATTGTTTGCATTTGGGTAAGTTCACGTGCTTGTAGTGAACGACCACTATTGAACAATATGCGATAGTAACCATCACTATCGTTAAAGTCATCCTTATACTTTGTTTCAAATAAAGTATCTGTATATACTGTTGCCATTGTTCAACCCTTAGAATTGTAGAATAATTTTTATATCTTCTGCTTGCGCTGCAGTTCTTGCGACTGGATTTCTGTTATCTATGTAAAGAATATCACCAGTACGTCTATCAACCTCTGGTTGGATTAACGCCGAGTCAATAATCCCTTGACCTGCACCAGTAACTTCTTCAAGAATTTCGCCATCTTGGAAAGCAGTGAAACCAGTTCCCTTCGTCTGGTGGTAATAAATCTTATCAGAATCAATGTCATCGATAAATGCCCTTGCAAATGTTGTTTGACCTTCTATCAGTTTATCTTTTGTGAAAGCATTAACAATACTTGACAGTCGCATAAAATCTAGTGCACTTGCAGTATTAGATGTAATTTTAGAACCACCATATGTAAGAGGATCTTTTATGAGTGTGACTTGTCTGAAATCTTGATCTAAGAGGAAGTCACTATCGTCACCTTCTATCATTGTGTGGAACATAACTGATGATGTTTTTAAATCTATTCTTGCATCCGCACCAACACCAGAATCACTAAATGGAAGAACTGCACGTGCAACGGCACCAGTTCCACCACCACCAGTGATAGTAACTTGCGCTACTGTGTATCCTCTACCATGTGCAATGTGTTGTCCACTATCTGCCATACGAATTCTTGACACAACTCCTGCGGCGGAGTCGATGTCTGCAATCGCACGTGCGGCAGTACCATTACCGATAATATTGACTGATGGTATGGATGTATATCCAGAACCACCATCTTGTAATACGATATTTAATATCTCGCCTGGTTCTACACTGTCCTGAACTTCAAACTGTTTTAATTCAATACCAGTAGAGTTCGAGTCAACTGCAAATTGTTTTTGTACAGGCATGAAGTTAGAAGATTGAAACTTCTCTGCACGTGAACCACTGATTGTATACATAAACTTCCATACGTATCCATCTGTAGTTCTGAATGAGTCGTTGTTTGCACCAGTCGGTTCGATTACGGAAGGTTGTGCAACCCCTAGTCTGTTTCTGCCAACTTCTAAACAGACGTATACTTGGTTGTTATCATTCTTCACGTAGTAAGGAAGTGTGGGATACCCACCTAACGCATCATCATATGATGAATAGATCCTACCATTTGACCAATTGTTTCTAGGAATAACCAGAGATGTTGCCGCAACTTTTTTAATTGATTGAAGACCATCTCTCAATCTCGCAACGTCTTCTGGACTGTTGATTGGTGTCGGGACAGTCTCGTTTGAATCCCAAGGTTCTGACCTACCAATACCCACATAGTAGTTATGAGTCTGTTGTTCAAACCTTTCAAAAAAATCACGAGCAATCTGTTGTCTCAGTGTATCTGTAATCGTAGCTGGCATCTTCTATATCCTATGTATTAACTGCTGCGCCTAAAACAATACGTCTGTAAAAACCACCAGAACTATCGTATACTGCGAGACATGGGTTTCCTGCGTTACCATCTGTAACGAATATCATTCTTCCATGTACGCCTGGAGGGACGGTTGCGACTGAGTAATGTTTAATATCAACATAATCTGGTGTGGGTTCACGAGATCTTTCTGCAACGTAATCAGAGTCTAATGTTGCAGATAATGCTGCAACTTCGTCTGTAACGTTATGTTTTAATGCGACTGTACCGTCACTATCTGGCAAGAGAATAACTCTATCTGCAGTCGGATCTACTATTCCTAAAGAAGTTTCGTGCGAGTCTGCAGTTCCTTCGTAAACAAGGTAAGATGAGTTGTTGGTACTATCATGTAGTTTTATACCTAGTTCTGATGCGGAATCTGCACCTATAATAGTACGTATCTGTACAACATCACCATATAACTCTTCAAAGTTATCGTTGATTTTACCTGCGCCTGTGTACAGATCATCACCTGTACCATCGTTACCAGTCGTACCTCTGTCTATAATTTGTCTTGCCATTTTTATTTCCTAAAAACTGTACCTTTATTTATAAGGTTTTTCACTACTTTGTTCCTACAATGTATTCTCTCTGTGAGAATTTATCTCTTGTTGATGAGAACCTTACTGCAGAGTTTACTATGCCATTTGATGTCGCACCAGTTGGATCTGCAAAATCATCAAATCTAATCTTGAACCCTGCAAACTCATACATGTTACTGTAGTAGTTTTCAACACTATCTATAGTCATATTCTGCCAATCAGATAGTTTACGATTTAAACTATATCTATCTCTCATATAGAATATCTCTTGACCCTTACCAACATAGTTTGGTGCAGTATAACCATGAGGCATGTATCTAAGTGCATCGAGGTTAATCTGATCAGAATCAAGTCCATCATAAGTAGGAGCAAAGAAAGAGGTTCTTATTGCACCAACTGCTTCACCCTCTGCGTCCATCGACATACTTGCAGTTCCAAAAACATTGAAGTTTGGACTGATGTATGGAATTGATGTCAACGTTCTAATATTCAATGCAGGTTCTGCTTCGAGAACAACTGCAGCACCCAAGTAAAATCCTGATGGATGAACGTAGTTTCGATACATTGCTTCCCACTCTAGAAGTGGGATCGGGCCTTTTATCAATACTGAAAATACTTGATATAGTCTACCATCTTGTATTCTTTTTGCATCCTCTGTACCCACATTAGATTCACCGACAATAAACAAACTGTCCTTGGGGTGAAAGATCTCTACGGTCTCGTTGAAGAATGCACGAAAGAAACCATCGATAGAATACTCTGAACCCTTAACTCTGAAAAAGTTACCAAAGTTTCTTACAACCTCTCTTGGTGTTGTGAACTGACCATTCGATATACCCAGACCAATCTCATCAAAGATTAAATCTAGGTATGTTAACTTAGTATCTTCGATGTCTCTAATGGTTTGCAATTCTTCAATGATGCCACCAAAGTTATCTGCAGAGTCTAGAAACTCATAGTAAGCATCCAAGAAGGTGATGAGCATAGGATAGTCAGAACGAAAATGTTCTGGTAATACCTCATCAACTAGACTTTTTCTTACGTTTACGTCATGTCGATCAAAGTGTCTTAATGTTTGTGCAAAACCAGTGTGAGCCATTATCCTACCGTAAGTTTAGTATCTTGTCTATCTAGTGATGCAGTTGCATAAGAAAGTGATGGATCTAATTTTACAACGTAATTACGTAGAGGTTTGATAACACTTTCATTCAATGGTATCGCAGAGATCTTAATAAACTCAGAACCACCAATAAATGCTTGTGGTGCAAACCCAACAATGTTAACCTGACCTTTTGTTGGTATGAACTCTCCAACGTTGTCGAGTAAAACATCACCATCGATATTTTGTATCTGTAATCTTTGAGAATTTAATTTGTTTCTGATAAGTGCAATAGATCCATCGTATTCAAATACACTTGATATTACAGTGTATGTAAAATCATCAGGGCCTTTTAACTGCATAGGATATTGCAATTCAAAATTTCTATTTGTACCAATTGTAGGGAATATTCTCAATTGTGCTTTTACATCACATTTACTTGATAGTATTGCAGGATCTATAGCATCAACCTCTGTTAACATATTACTACGTCTAAAGGTTTTATCGAACTTGTTTAAGTTATCTTGAAAGTATTCTACCATAAAATTGTAGACCGCACTTTCTGTTGCAGCAAGACTGAAACCTGTAAGTGCAGGATCAAAGTTAAAACTTAAAACCAATTCAAGAAATAAATCTACAGGATCTGTGTACTTTGTTGTCATGGAAACGACTGCAAGATTATCAGTAAAGTTTGTAATGATGTTTGCCTTTACTTGATCTTTTATAACATCGGAAACGCCGTTTGCAAAGTTAAGTGAAACGTAAACCGCACCGTAGTCACGAGGAACATTCTGATCACCTGACCAAACGTTACAATCTGTAACATCCGTAAAGTTACTTAATATCATTCCTTTATAATCTAGTGACGTAACAAGTCTTGCTTGTTGAGCATATGCTATAGGTGCAAGTTGACGAACACTTTCAATTGTTTGTCTATCCGAACCACCTGTAGATTCTGTTACTGTGTTTGTCAAAACTTGAAAACTATTATTAAGTGATGCGATTGTTAAATCTGAGTTTGGAGTAAATAGTGTTCCGTTATCTGCAACTTCACCTTTAGTTGAAAGGTATGTCACAACGATCTTATTGCCTGGATCTGGTTTCTTACCAAA